GAATCCTTACTACTAGATAATTGGAAGCTGAACTTCTAATCCGAAGAAACCAGTAAATTTTAGGACTTACTAAAAACTCTTACTACTTCTGAGTTACTTTTTATTGTCTGTTTTAGAAAGTATAAACTAACTTTTTATATGTAAATAATACTTGTAATATCCTGAATGTAAATAGTTTTTATTAATTTTTATTATTTTTTATTAGATAGGAAACCCTTATAAATAGCGCCTTATTTAAAGAACATTAGTAGAACATAATATTTTTCGTCTAATTAGCTAATATTTACCCATAATTTCTAATAAAAAACCTTATTTTTATTGGTTAATTAATTTTTTTCGGTTATAAAAAAAGAATTATGGAACAACAATCTGCTGGAAGACCAGAGTACCAAAAGACAGAAGAAGATGCTAAAAATGTAGAAGCACTTACAATAGCTGGAGTTACTCAAAAACTAATAGCCGAGATATTAAAAATATCAGAACCAACATTAAGAAAGCATTACAGAACTGAATTAGACACTAGTAAAGCTAAAGCAAATGCAGTAATATCACAGGCATTATTTAAACAAGCTAGAGAAGGCAATATTGCGGCACAAATATTCTGGTTAAAAACACAAGCAGGGTGGAGAGAAACAAATTATCATGAACTTACAGGAAAAGATGGAGATAAACTCTTTGACGAACCAAAACAACTTATTGAAATCAGAAGAGTATTTGACGAAATTGACTTTACCAAACCAAAAAATATTACTGAACCAGTTGCAATGGTACAAGACAGCAAGACAGAATCAGAAAACACCAAAGGGTAATTGGAATACTTGGTTAGTATTAGCTGGAAGAGGTTGGGGTAAAACAAGAACTGGAGCACAAGATATTGCTTTTTATGGTCTTACAAAGCCAAATACAAGAATAGCAATAGTTACGCCAACATTTGGTGATGCTAGAGATACATGTGTTGAGGGTGTATCTGGTCTATTATCTTGTATTGATGCTAGTTTAATTGACAACTGGAATAGGTCTATTGGTGAACTAAAATTAAAAAATGGCACAATTTATAAAACTTTCTCTGCTGAACAACCTGATAGATTAAGAGGTCCACAATTTCATAGGGCTTGGTGTGATGAACTTGGTAGCTGGAGAGATCCTGAAACTTACGACCAATTATTATTTGGTTTAAGATTAGGTGAAAAACCACAATGTATTATTACTACAACACCAAAACCATCTGAACTATTAAAAGGACTATTAAATAACAAAGATATTCACATTACTAGAGGAAGTACATTTGATAATATAAAAAATCTTGCTGAATCAGCAGTAGAAAAATTAAAAGAAAAATATGAGGGTACTAGATTAGGTCGTCAAGAATTATATGCAGAAGTATTAGAAGATGTTGAGGGTGCTTTATGGAATAGAAATATGATACAAAAAGCATTGGTAAAAGATGGTGAGAAACCACAACATTTTAAAAGAACAGTCATAGCTATTGACCCAGCAGTATCTTCAAATAAACAATCTAATGAAACAGGTATAATTGTAGCCTCTATTGGAGAAGATGATAAATATTACATCAGAGAAGATTTATCAGGTAAATATAGTCCAGATGCTTGGGCTAATGTAGCAGTACAAAATTATTATAAATACGAAGCAGATAAAATAATTGCAGAAGTAAATAATGGTGGAGATTTAGTTGAAAAAGTTATAAGAACAGTAGATATGAATGTTTCATACGGAAGTGTAAGAGCAACTAGAGGTAAATATGTAAGAGCAGAACCAGTATCTGCCTTATATGAACAAGATAGGGTCAAACATGAAAAACCGTTACCTTTTTTGGAAGATCAAATGTGTAATTATAATCCTATCAATTTTACTGGCAGTCCTGACCGACTTGATGCTTTAGTATGGGCATTAACAGAATTAACACTGCGTAGCGGTAAAGCATTTTGGAGAATAAGCTAATGGCAACAATATTAGATAATATTAAAAATTTATTTGGTGGTAAGGAAGAAGAAAAACAAATTTTAAGAAAAGAAGCACCTGTTGTTTATTACAATAGTGTAAATACAAGCTACCAACAAAAAACGAGATACGACCAATTATCAGAAGAAGGTTATACAGAAAATGCAATAGTTAAAAAATGTATCGACTTAATTGCAAATAATGCTTCAAGAGTAAAAATAAATTTATTTAGAGGCGATCAAGAAGTAGATGAACACCCTTTGCTTGATCTTATGTATTCACCAAATCCAACACAAGGACAAGTAGAATTTTTTGCAAGTTTATATTCATATCTCTTAATATCAGGTAATAGTTATATTTTAGAAAGTGGAGCAGAAAATGCACCACCAATAGAACTTTACACATTAAGACCAGATAGAATTAGAATTAAAGGTTCACAAACAGCTATACCAAAAGCATACGATTATATGATTGGTGGACAAGTAGCTAATAGTTACCAAGTTGATCCAGCAACTGGAAACTCTAAAGTAAAACATATTAAATTATTTAATCCTTTAGATGACTATTATGGATTATCACCAATACAATCTGCGGCAACAGATATAGACCAACATAACTTGGCAAATAAACATAATGTAAATTTATTACAAAATGGTGCAAGACCAAGTGGTGCAGTTGTATTTAAACCAAAAGATGAAACTGGAGCACAAATACAATTATCAGATACACAAAGAAATCAGTTAATGACTGACTTGACACAAAGATTTAGTGGTACTGGTAATGCAGGTAAGCCAATGTTATTAGAGGGAGATTTTGATTGGAAAGAAATGGGTTTAAGTCCAAAGGATATGGATTTTATACAACTTAAAAATATGTCAGCAAAAGATATAGCTTTAATTTTTGGTGTACCAAGTCAGTTAATAGGAATACCAGATGCTCAAACTTATTCAAACTTTGCAGAAGCTAAATTGGCATTATACAACGAAACAATTATTCCTTTACTAGATAGAATACAATCTGATCTTAATGAATGGTTAGTACCAAGATTTGGTGATGATTTAGAAATGCGTTACGACATTGATTCTATACCAGCAATGGCAGAACAAAGAACAAGAGTTTTTGAATCAGTAACTCAAGGTGTTCAAAATGGTATCTTAACAAGAAATGAAGCTAGAGAACAATTAGGTTATGAACCAATTGATGGTGGTGATAGTTTATTGGTACCAGCTACATTAATGCCTTTAAATGTTGCAGGTGATGAATCACAACCAGAAGTAGATGAAGATATACCAGAAGAACCAAAAATAGAAGATGATTTAGAAAATGCAGATTTAAGTGAACAGAAAGAAGAAATAACAAACTTTCCAAAAAGAGGAGATAATAAAAAAATATCTTTAAGAAACAGTGAACGACCACAGTTTGATTACAACTTTGCATTTAATGTAAAAAAAGATAATCCAAAAGTATGGAGAGCAGGTGGCAATATTAGAGGTAACGAAGCATTTAATTTATGGACAAAAGCTAGAGATGGTATTGAAACACCAGCAGTATTAGATTGGATTAAAGAACGAGAATCATGGGCGGCAAGACATTTTAGAGATGGACAACAATTTAGAAGTGGTAAAGAACCAAACCTTTCAAGTGTAGCTGGAGTTGTAGCACAGATGAAATGGGGTGTAATTGGTAATCTTGGTAAACAAGGAATGAAAGATGTTATTCTTGAAGTAATTAAAAAAACAGAGGGTAGAAAAAACTTTGATGATTTAATTGAGATAGAAGCAACACAAGAATTTGATGAAGAAAAACAATTATCAGCAAGAGTAAGAGATGCTTTAAAAAAGAAAGTTGATGAACATAATGAGAAGTATGGTGATAAAAGAGGTAAAAGAGTTACCTTAAGAATGTTAGGTGCTGTATTTAGAAGAGGTGTCGGAGCATATAGAAATAATCCAGCTTCAGTAAGACCAGGTGTAAGAAGTGAAGACCAATGGGCTTATGCTAGAGTTAATGCGTTTTTATTTGCTGTAAGAACTGGCAGGTTTCAAGGAGGAAAGTTTGATCTTGATTTATTACCATCAGGACACCCTTTAGCAACATGAAGAAAGTAGAAACAAAATTATATATAGAAGAAAACAAAGAAACTGATGAATGTAATGTTGTTATTAGAATTGGAACTTTACATAGCAAATCAGATGCACTTAATTTAGCAAGTTATATTTTTATTACACATGCTTTAGATTTTGCTCCAGAAATAATACATGATCAAGAACCACATGGAACAATACACTGATGTTTTTTAGTAAGAGACAGATACAATTTTTTGGTGCTAAACAGGTAGCAGAAAGAGAATGGCACAGGCAAAATAGGTTAAGAGAACCATTTATAAGACAATATGAAGCTAGATTAAAAGCATATTACGATAAGATGGCAGTAGAAGTCTTTGAAGCATATAATACAGGTTCTACCACGATTTTAAACCTAAAGATAAATGATTTTAGAAAAGACTTGCAAAATATATTTAGAATACAATATACGATTATAGCCAATGCTTTTAAAAATTATGCATTAGATAGAATGCAAAATGTCAAAGACTTTGATTCTGATTTTGATAGAAAGTTAAACTTGTATATTGAAGAAAATATTGGTACATTGGTAACCGATATAAATGAGACAACTAGAAAGAGAATTGTTGATGCAATTAATACTGGTTACAACAATGGTCTTTCTGATGCTGAAACTGGTACTTTATTAAGAAATACAATTATTGGTTTTGGTGTAGCACGAGCAAATTTAATTGCTCGTACAGAAACTCATAGGACTGCTTCTTGGGCAAATGAAACAACTGCCGAGAACATGAATATTGCAGGTACCAAAAAAGAATGGATTGCAATACAAGATGCAAGAACTAGAGTTACTCATTCAATCGCAAGTGGTCAGCAAATACCTTTAGACCAAAAATTTGTTGTAGGTGGTGAAAGATTAAAATATCCAGGTGATCCAAGTGGTTCGCCAGGAGAAACTATAAATTGTAGGTGTTCTGTAATTTACACTACACCTGATTTTTTATAAGGAGATAATTATGGAAATATTAATAGGATTTATTTTAGGTGTAATAGTTTGTAGAAGTAACGACAAATATGGGTGGTTTAATAAAATAGTAAAAAAAATAAAAAGTAAAAAATAAAAATGCCACTAGTCAAACCAAGAGATAAAGAAAAAAGAGATGACTTTATTGAGAGATGTATGGGAGATGAAACATCTGTACAAGACTTTCCTAAAAGAGGTCAAAGGTTTGCTGTGTGCAATTCACTTTACAATGCAAGGAATAAAAAGGAGGAATATTCAATGTCAGATGTAGAAAAAATGGCTAGTGCAATTCAATCATTAACAGAAGTAATTGCCAAAGAAAAAATGCCAAAAGATGATGAAGAAACAATGAAAAGAGAAACTGATAAAAGAGATCAGTTTACAACACAAGAGGAAGCATTAGATAGAGCCAAAGAAATTGGTTGTACTGGAACTCACTCTATGATGGACAATGGTAAAAGAATTTTTATGCCTTGTGGAACTCACGCCGCTTATGACGAAGCAAGAAAAAGTCATTATGGCAAACCACATGATGAAGAAAAACCTGGTAAGCCAAAAGATGAATTAGAACAAATGGATCATTATGGTGAAGAACACGACAAAGATAAAAAGAAACCAAAAAAGAAATCACATACAGAATGTGATGATGATGGTTCTTGTACTTGTGATACAGAAATTAAAAAAGTTGTTTTTGAATCAGAAGTAAAATCAAATGAACAAGGTGTATTTACTGGATATGGTTCTATATTTGGTAATGAAGATCAAGGAAATGATGTTGTACAAAAAGGTGCATTTACAAAGTCTTTAGAAGAAAGACCAGCATCGAAAGTAAAAATGTTATTTCAACATAAAACAGATGAACCAATAGGTGTATTTACAGAAATATACGAAGATCAAAAAGGTTTATTTGTAAAAGGACAACTAGCTATGGGTACTCAAAAAGGTAGAGAAACTTACGAACTACTTAAAATGGGCGCACTAGATGGTATGTCAATAGGATTTAAAGCTGACCCAACAAAACAAAGTTACAATGAAAATAAGAGAGGTGTTAGAACTCTTAAAGAAGTTGATCTTATGGAAATCAGCTTGGTTACTTTTCCAATGAATGAACAAGCAATGGTTCAATCAGTAAAAGGTAATTCTAAAAGTATTCGAGAGTGGGAAAAAATCTTGCGAGATGCAGGGGGTCTTTCTCGAACAGAGGCGAAGATGGGTGCGAAAGCATTATCGGAAACTTTAAACCAGCGAGATGCTGATGACAATCAAACATTAGTTACTTTAATACATAAGGTAGCTAATATAATTAAACAATAACAATGGAGAAACCAATGGACGATCAAGTAAAAACAGCTATTGAATCTCTAGGCAAAACTTTTGAGGCATTTAAAGAAACTCATCAGCAAGAACTAAAAGAAATTAAAAAAAATGGTTCAGCTGATCCGATTACATCTGACAAGCTATCAAAAATCGAAAAAGATTTAGATAAATTAGAAGATGTAAACCAAGCAGTTACTAAACAAAAAATGGCTCAAGATGAAGTAGCAGAGAGAGTCAAAAAAGTTGAAACTATGATGTCAAGACCAGAGTTTGGAAAAGCATGGAATGATGCTTCTTCAATGGAGAAAAAGGTTTTTGACAAATGGTTAAGACAAGGCAAAGAAGCATTAGGTCCAGACGAATTAAAAGTCTTGACTGCTTCTAATGATAATACTGCTGGTTATCTTGCACCACCAGAATATGTGCAAGAATTAATCAAAGGTATTACAGAAATATCTCCTATTAGATCAATCGCAAGAGTTAGAAGTACAACTAATAGATCAGTGCAGATTCCAAAAAGAACTGCAACTTTTTCAGCAACTTTCGTAGCTGAACAAGGAACTAGAAGTGAAACTACTGGCTATGCAGTAGGTCTAGAGGAAATACCAACACATGAATTATATGCTTTAGTAGATATTTCAGAACAAGAGTTAGAGGATTCTGTCTTCAATCTTGAAGCTGAAATGAATAGTGAATTTACAGAGCAGTTTGCAAAAGCAGAAGGTAATGCATTTGTAAGCGGTAATTCAGTAGGTAAACCTGAAGGAATAGTAACAAATTCAGATGTAGGTGTAACAGCATCTGGTGTGTCAGCTAATATAAATGCTAACTCACTAATCAGTTTATACCACGCAGTAAAACCTGACTATTCTAGAAATGGAACATTTGTATTTAACAGAGCAACTTTAGCGGCAATTAGAAAGCTACAAGATGGTTCTGGCCAATATGTGTTTCAAGCAGGATTCTCACTACAAGTCGGAGTACCAAACACAATTTTAGGTGCACCTTATGTTGAAGCAACAGATGTTGCTGATCTAGGTTCATCTGCAAAAGCAGTCTTTTTTGGAGATTTCAGAAGAGGTTACTTAATTGTGGACAGAGTACAAATGTCAGTAATGAGAGATCCATTCACTCAGGCAACATCAGGAAATGTGCGATACATTGCTAGAAGAAGAATTGGCGGTCAGATTATTCTACCAGAAGCAGTTCAAATTCTACAGTGTGGAGCATAATCATTTATAGGAGGATATAAAAATGGCAATGCGAGACTTAAAATCAGGATTGGCTTTAGACGAAAGTTTAAATGCAATCGTTAAAGATGCAGATACAAACTGCACAGCAGTTGATTCTCAAGGCTTTTCTTCTGTAATGCATGTAGTTAATGTTGGTGCGCCAGGGATTACATTCAGTTCATCTAATAAAGTTGAAATTGAATTAGAACACTCTGACGATAACTCAACATTCACTGATGTAACATCTAATACAGATGTAACTGGAGGAACAGTTGATAGTAGTGGTGTTTTCCAAACTATTGATGCTAATGGCGACTGCAATAAAGTTTATGCTATTGGATATGTAGGCGGAAAAAGATACTCTAGAGTTGTATTAAACTTTAGTGGTACTCATGGAACTGGTACTATCTTTGGAGTTGTAGGTGTTAAAGGTCACCCTTTACATGGTCCTGCGGCTTCGGAAGCAAATGCATAATTAATATATTTGTGTGGGCGAGCAATCGCCCATGCATTAAAATTAAATGGAGGATATTATGAAAGTAAAAATGAAAGTAGATGTAAAAGGTGCGGCAGGTAATGGTGAAACAACTATTATGTACCAAGCTGGAAATACATACGAAATGAAAACAGATTTAGAAATGCAAATGGCTAGTGCTTGGGCTAATGATGGCAGAGCAGAGCAAGTTACTGGAACTATACAAAAGAAAGTAGCAAAAGAACCTGAATCTAAAGTAAAAAAAGTAGTAAAAAAAATATTAGGTAAGAAAAAGAAGTAAAGGATTTTAAATGTCAGGAATAAAAATTGTAACTGATTGGACAGTTTCAGCAGTAGCAACTTCTGACCAAAAATCTTTTATGCGTGTAGATTTTAGTGATGATGATAGTTTAATTGCTGAACTTATAAAAGCATCACAAAATGTAATACAAACTTATTTAAACAGAGCAATAACTACACAAACTTTAGAATTATATTTGGATAGATTACCATTTTATAATGATATGAATTATCCAGAGGGTGTATTTACTGCACCTGATATAGAATACAATACAAACTTTATTGTATTACCAAGACCACCAGTAGCTTCTGTAACTCATGTAAAATACTTTGATGATTCAGATACAGAATACACTTATGCTTCATCAAACTATTATGTAGATACAATTAGCGAACAAGCTAGAATTGTTTTAAGAACTGGTAAGAGTTGGCCAACAGTAACAGAAACAAGAAATGCAAATGCTTATGTAGTTAAATATGTTGCTGGTTATGGTGGTGCAAGTGATGTACCAGAGCCAATAGTACAAGCTATTAAATTATTAACAACACATCTTTACGAAAATAGAGAAGCAGTTACAAGTTTAGGTGTAAATGCAATACCTTATACAATCGGTGCTATGCTTCAACCTTATAGAATTTTAAGATCACAAGCAATATTAGGAGGGTAATATGCCAAGTGTTTCAAGAATAGGTTCTTTAAGAAATAAAATTACAATACAGAATACAGATTTAACTACAGATAATCATGGTGGTTTTACCACAGGTAGAAGTACACATGTTACTGCTTTTGCTAAAATAACACCAAAAGCTGGTAGAGAAATATTTAATGAAAGTACAGGTGAGAAAGTACAAAACCCACATACATTTGAATTTTTAATTAGATATAGAAGTGGTATTACTACAACTATGAGAATATTATTTGGTTCAAGAACTTTTAATATTGTAAAGATAAATAATGAAAACGATTTTAATAATTTTATTACTCTAACAGCAGTAGAAAATGTAGGTACATAATGAGATTAGAAATAAAAGTAAAAGGTGTTAAAAAAGCATTACAATCTCTTAAATCCCTTGAAAAAGACCTCGAGGAGCCATTTAGAGAGGTTATAAAGGGTGGTGCGCAGTTAATTAGGGGTGAAGCTATTAAATCAATACAAACTGGTCCAAAATCAGGTAGAACTTACGAAAAGTATAATCCAAGAAGAACACACAAAGCATCTGCCCCTGGTCAAGCACCAGCAAGTGATACTGGCAATTTAGTTAGAAATATAATTGTAAGACAAGTTGATATTGATAATGTTGCTGTAGAAAGTAATGCAACATATTCTTCTTTTTTAGAGTTTGGTACTTCTAAAATGTTGGCTAGACCTTTTTTATTTCCAGCATCGGAAAGAAGCAGACCAAAAATAGCACAAGCAGTTTTCAATAGAGTGGTTAAAGAAATTAAAAGGTTAGTTAAATGAGTGATCATAGTTTAGGATTACAAAAAACAGTATTTGATGCTTTAGATGGTGATAGTACATTACAATCTTTAGTAACAGATGTATTTGATTTTGTTCCAGAAAATACAGCTTTTCCTTATGTTAAAATAGGAGAAGAAACAGCAGTAGATAATGGTACAAAAACATTACAAGGAAATGAACATACTCTTGTAATTCATACTTTTTCAAGATATAGAGGAAGTAAGGAAACAAAAGAGATTATGAGTAGAATTTATGCTTTATTGCATGAATCTAGTTTAACAATAACTGGAGCAAGTCTTGTAAATTTAAGATTTGAGTTTTCAGATATTATAAAAGAAAATGATGGATTAACTACTCATGGCCTTCAAAGATTTAGGGCTATGGTTTTTGATTCATAAAAATTTAAAGGAGGAAAATTAAAATGGCTGCAGGAAAAGGTAGTAGTTTTTTATTAAAAGATAATAGCACAGGCACACCAGCAACAATAGGTGGATTAAGAAGTACATCTATGACAATAAATGGTGAAGCAGTAGATATAACAACTAAAGATTCAAATGCTTTTATTTCAAGTGGAAATGATAAAGCTAGAGATTTATTACAAGGTGGTGGCGTAAGAAGTATGACAATATCAGCAAGTGGAGTATTTACAGATTCATCTACAGAAAATATTTTAAGAGGTTTTGCATTTGATGGTGCAATACAAAATTATGATTTAGTATTTTCAGATGGTTCAAAGATTGCAGGTGCTTTTTTAGTAACAAGCTACGAAAGAGCAGGTGAATTTAATGGTGAAGAAACTTATTCTGTCACTTTAGAATCATCTAATACAATAACATATACGAATGCGTAATTATGGAAATAAAGTGGACTAATGGTTGGGAAGTGATTAATTTTACAATCAATGACAATCAATATCATGGTTTTATAAAAGTAACCAAAAAAGGTGAAATAACAATAGAATGTACGAAAGATGTTGATTGTCGCCCACTTGATAAAATATTAGTCAATTCATACCAAAATCTTATAGTGCAAAAAATTACAATAACACAAAGTAGAGCAGAACTTCATTGTATCAAAGATGATACTGGAGAGTTAAAAAAAGCAATACAAACAAAGAAAAAACTAAAAAAAGCACTAGGAGATGATGATGAACCAATACAAGGGTGAAGTAAAAGGTAAGCTAGGAGATAAAGAAAGAACTTTTAGACTTACTTTTGAATCAATAGTAAATATCGAAAATATAACAGGTAAATCTATTATTCAGCTAACACAAGATATGTCAGCTGGTAAATATTCTTTTAAAGATTTATTAACGATTTTACATCAAGGGTTATTAGGATCAAAAACTAATATTGTTAAAGAGGCAGTTGGTGATGCTATGATGAAAAGTGGTCTTTTAGTATCTTCTGAAATAGCAGGTATAGTTTTAGCTTCTGCATTTACTGGAGAAACAAAGGAAGACGACAACCCTTTAGCACCAGCGGAGAACATTCAGACAGATACCCAATCCAAGAATACCTAGAAATAGGATTAGGTGTTCTTCGCATGACACCAGCAACATTTTGGGATTTAACACCGAGAGAATATATTTCGGCAATAAATGGATATTTACTAACTAAAGGTGGTAAAACAAAAAATCCTATGCTAAAAGATGAAATGCGAGATTTAATGAGGAGATTTCCAGACTAATGGCAACTAATTTAACAACAATAGAAGTAAGGCTACAAGCCAATGCTAAAAATTTTCAGAACCAAATAAACAAAGGTTCACAAAGTGTAGAGAAGTTAAGAAAATCTACACAGAAAGTTATACCTACCCAAAAAACTTTTCAAGAAAGATTAAGAAATGTATCTGGTTCTATTGCGGCAGTACAAGGTCCACTTGGTCCAGTAGCTGGAAGATTAAATGCTATTGGTGCAATCACAGGTAGAGTTAGTGGAACTTTATTAGTTAGTTTAGCTGCATTTACTGCACTTGGTGTTGGGTTAGCTAAATTTATAAGTGCTGGTTCTAAAGCAGAATCACAAGCTCTAAAACTAGAAGCAATATTAAAAGCAACTGGTTTTGCGGCAGGACAAACAGCAGAAGATATTGAACAACTTGCAATATCTATTGGTAGAAACACTTTAGCTAGTGTACAAGGTGCAAGAGATGCTGCAGGTATATTATTAACTTTTAAATCCATAAGTGGTGATACATTTGGTGAAGTTTTAAGACTATCACAAGATTTGGCGGCAGTAGGTTTTGGAAGTATAACAACAGCGGCAACGCAATTAGGTAAAGCATTAGAAGAACCAGAAGTTGGTTTAGCTTCTTTAAGGAGAGTTGGTGTATCTTTTTCTGAAAGTCAAAAAGAACAAATAAAAGTTTTATCTTTAACTGGACAACAAGCTAAAGCACAAGAATTAATTTTAAAAGCACTTAAAGATCAAGTTGGTGGTGCAGGTGAGGGTGCGGCAGGTGGATTAGCTGGTGCTTTTGATACTCTTGGAGAAAATATTACTTTATTTTTTGAAAAAGCGGCACTTGGTAAAGCTATTGTTTCAACACTTACTGGTGTAATAAATTTATTAGCAAAAGCATTTGGTGCATTTATACCAGAAGAAGAAAGGTTACCAAAAACAATAGATGGTCTAAATCAAGCACTAGAAGAACAAGCATTAAAAACAGAATTAGCAAGAGAAAAATTAGAAGATTTAAATAGTGCAAAGGCAAGAGGTAAAGGTATAAAATTAAAAGATGCAACTGATGAACTTAATAAATCTTTAGAAAGAGAAGTTGAAATAAGAAATGCAATAAATGCTCTTAAAAATAAACCTACTTTTGAAGATAAATCTGCAAAAATTACACAAGAAACACTTTCAAAAATACAAAGAGGTAGAAACGCAGAAATATTTGCACTTGGTAAATCAAGAGCAGAATTAAGAGCAATAGCAGATTTAAGAAAATTAGAATCAGCATTAATATCAAAACTTGGAGAGGGTCCAGTAGCTAGACAAAAAATAAATGATATTTTAAGTCAAGAAAGACAAAAAAGATTAGAGATTGCTGAAATACAAACAAAAGAAATAGAAGCATTTGAAAGATTAGAAAAAATTGCTGATGGTTTTGGTAATGCATTTGAAACAGCAGGAAAAAAAATAACAGATGCTTTTGTTGAGGGTAAATTATCAGCACTAGATTTTAAAGGTATATTAAGAATTTTAATACAAGACTTACAAAAAACAGTCATACAAGTTTTAATTTTAGACAGAGCAAAAAAAATGCTTACTGATGCTTTAACTGGTAGAAGTAGTGGAGGTCTAAATCCATTTAGAATGTTACAAATTGCTATGGGTGGTGGTGGTGCTACAACTGCAACAGAGGGTTCTTTTGCAAGTGGTGGAACTATACAAGCTGGAAAACCATCACTGGTTGGTGAAAGAGGCCCAGAACTTTTTGTACCAAGAACTGCTGGTAGTATTGTACCAAGTAGTTTAACACCTGGTAAAATTGGTGGCGGAAGTAGTGTAGTTATAAACCAAAACTTAAATTTTGCTTTAGGTGTAACAAATACAGTAAGAACAGAGATAGCAAATCTATTGCCACAGATACAACAATCAACTATAAGCGCAGTAGCAGATGCTAAATTGAGAGGTGGTAAATTTGCAAAAGCATTCGGAGGATAATTATGGCAGTATTTACACCATCATACCCATTAACATTTCCAACAAATGTTGGAGTGCAAACACAAAGATTTTCTTTAGTTAGAACAGTTGCAGTATCATCTTCTCCATTTACTGGACAAGATCAGGTAGTACAACATGAGGGCGAGTTTTGGACAACTCAAATAAAATTTCCACCAATGTTAAAAGTAAATGCGGCACCAATAATTGCTTTTCTTTTACAGTTAAGAGGTCGTAGAGGTACATTTTCTTTAGGTGATCAAGATAGAAAAACAATACAAGGTACAGCAACAGGTACAGTAAGGGTAAATGGTGCAAGTCAGACTGGTAATCAAGTTGCATTAGATGGATTTACTGCTTCAAGATCAAATGTTTTTAAAGCAGGTGATTATATACAAATCAACTCTTACTTGTATATGGTTACAGAAGATGTAAGTGCAAATGGTTCTGGCGAAGCAGATGTAAAAATAGAACCAGCATTAAGACAAGGTATTGAAACAATAGCTGATGATGCAACTGTAGTTTACACAAATACAAAAACTTTATTTAGATTAGATACTAATGAAACTGGTTGGGATACTGACCAAGTAAGTAAATATGGCATAAGTTTGTCAGCAACAGAGGCACTATAATGAGTTTGTGGTTAAGAAAAATGATAGTAAAATTAAGAATGAAGTATGCTGATATAAGAGGTCATCATGGTAAAAGATGGGATTATGAACCTGGAGATCATTATATGGGTAGAAAAAAAAAGAAACCTTATAATCCTGAAGATCATTTTAATGGAGCATAAATGTCAAAAAATTCTTTAAATATATCTGATGAAGCAAAAGTACAAATGCCAATGAAAACAGTTGCATCACTTATAGTGATCGTAGCTTTGGGAACAATGGGATATTTTCAAATTATTGAAAGATTAAATGTAGCTGATACTAGATTACAATTAATGGAAAAGGATTTAGAAGAAAACACAGAATTTAGAATAAAGTGGCCAAGAGGTCAGTTAGGTTCTTTGCCAGCAGATAGTGAACAGTTTATGCTTATTGAAGATTTATATAAACAAGTTGAAAAGTTACAAAAAACTCAAGAAGTAAATATGACTAATAAAGTAAATATAGAGTTTTTACAAAAACAAGTAGAAAAATTATTAGCTGATGTTGAAGAACTTAAAGATGCTAATAGAGAAATAGTTTATAAAAATGGTAATGGAGGTTATTCTCAATGATAGAAAGTGTTGTAGCTTTACTTATGTTTCTGAATGGAGAAATAAAGGAAGCTCGTATTCAAGAATCAATGGCTTCATGTTTAAGAGGAAAAAGACAGGCAGAAAGACAATATTCTGAATCTGTATCTTATAAATGTTTTACAGGTAAAGCAGAACTTGAAGATAATATTGATGGAAGCAAAAGTATAAAAAAATTAATTTTGGAGTAAAAAATGGCTAGGAGTATAACAACTGCATTTAAAAATGCAATTAAAAGTAGTGTTGTAAGACCATTATTGGCAGTAGAATTAGAATTTAGTACAGGAACATTAAGATTTTGGAATGGTTATGGTGATTTAACTATGACTGCTGGTGGTTCTTCCAATACTTTCACAGGACTTGGAGATTTAATGGGTGTAAGTGCAATAGCAGAAAGTGATCAAATAGAAGCTATTGGTGCAAGTCTTTCTTTAACTGGTATAAAATCAAGTTTTATATCTACTGCTTTGACTGGAAATTATACAAATAGAAATGCAAGTATATTTCTTGGTGTTTTTGATACAAGTAAATCTGTTATAGCTGATGTTTATACCCTTTTTAAAGGTAAAATGGATATAATGAAAATAGATGAGGGTTCTGAATCAGCAACGATAACATTAAATTTAGAAAACCGATTAATTGCATTAGATAGACCATTAAACAGAAGATTTACACATGAAGATCAACAAGAAAGATTTAGTGGTGATTTAGGTTTAGAATTTGTACCTGACTTACAAGATAAAGAAATTATATGGGGTAAAAAGACTTCATAATGAGAGTAGATAATTGGGACACAAAATTATCTAATTATATTGTAGAGCAGAGTAAAACAAAATTTGTAAGAGGTAAAACTGATTGTGTTAATTTTATACTTGGTGGAATAGAAGTTATAATTGGCAGAAAAGTATTTGATAGAGAATACAAAAGTTTGAAAGAAGCAAAAAAAATTTTAAAAGAATTTAATAAAAAAGATTTATTAGAAATAGCGCAAGATATAGCTAAAGAAAATAACTTTGAAGAAATAAATACATCTTTTGCTAGAAGAGGAGATGTGGTATTTTTAAAGACAGATGAAGAATTAGGAGGAACAATGGGCATTTGCCAAGGTGAATACAGCATATTTAAAGCTAAAGTTGGTCAAGAAAGAAGATTAACTAATAGTTGCAATATTGCTTGGAGAATAGAATAAATGGGAAGTAAAACTATAAAAACAGCTTTAGTAGTAGGTGCAATAGCAGTTGGCTTTGCGGCAATCCCAGCTATTGGTCCATCTGCATTTGCTACAAAAGTAGGTGCATTTGTTGCACCAAGTTTAGGAGCAACAGCACAAGGTCTTATAGGAACTTTTTTAGTATCAGCAGGAACACAATTAGTATTAGGTGCAGTAAATAGTAAATTGGCACCAGAACTCGATCCACCAGATTTAGGTACAAACTTACAGCAAGGTACTATGGTAACTGCTAAATCAGGTATTGCACCACATAGAATAATTTATGGCAAAACAAGGGTTGGTGGTGTTATGGTTTATGCAGAAACGACTGGCAGTACAAATGATTTTTTACATATTGTAATTGCTATCGCTGGACATGAAATAAATAATATTACTAAAATTTTTTTTAACGAAAATGAAGTACCAACAACACAAGATGGTTCTGATTCTAATGGTATTGCTAGATTATTTCCATCAAGCGGAAATCAATACGAGGGTAAAGCAAGATTTAAAGTTCATACTGGTACAGATAGTCAAGCGGCAGATGCAGATTTAGTTTCTGAGATAACACAATGGACAACAAGCCATAGATTAAGAGGTATTGCATATTTATATGTAAGACTTAATTTTGATTCTGATGTTTATCCAAACGGTGTACCAAATATAACTTTTGAAGTTGAGGGTAAAAAGGTTTTTGATCCTAGAAGTAGTGCAACAGCTTTTAGTACAAACCCAGCTTTGTGCATTAGAGATTATTTACTTAATTCTGATTATGGTCTAGGTGCAGATACAACAGAAGTAAATTCAACAAATATTACATCAGTTGCAAATACTTGTGATGAAACAGTTACAATAGCAAACCCATCTGGTACAGAAAAAAGATTTACAATGAATGGCACATTTACATTAAATAAAGCACCTAAATCTATTTTGCAAAATATGCTTACAACTGTTGCTGGACATTTAATATATTCAAATGGACAATTTAAAATAAGACCAGCTATTTATGAAACACCTGCAGTTACTTTAGATGAAAACGATTTAAGAACTGGTATTACTCTTAATACAAGAATATCCAAAAAAGAATTATTTAATGCAGTTAAAGGTATTTATTCTGAACCAGATAATAATTATCAACCGCAAGATTATCCAGTATTAACAAATTCAACTTTTGAAACAGAAGATAATTCAGAAAGAATATTTGGTGAGTTTAATTTTCCAATGACTACATCTTCACATACAGTACAAAGACTTGCAAAAATACAATTATTAAAAGCAAGACAACAAATAAGTTTTGTTGCAGATTTTAATTTAGATGCTTTTGAATTAGATATTGGCGATACGGTCCAAATAACAAATACAAGATTAGGTTTTTCAAATAAAACTTTTGAAGTAGCAGGTTGGTCTTTTTCTATGAATCAAGGTCAAGAGGCACCTACACCTTTAGTATCTTGTGAATTTAGAGAAACAGCAAGTGCAGTCTATGATTTTTCTACAAGTGACTATTCTACAGTTTCAAGTGGTAAAGCTACAAACTTACCAAGTGCTACAACAGTATCTGCACCAAGTGGTCTTACACTTACAGATGAATTAGTACAATACAATGATGGAACAGTTATCGTAAAACTTGTAATTAATTTTACTGCACCAACAGATAACTTTACAGAAATATTTGAAGTAGAAGTAAAACAATTAACAGATGCAGATGGTAATTCTGTTAGTGATGATTTTAAATTGATTGGTAGAGGTACTAGAACTAAATATGAATTTTTGAATGTTATAGATAAAGCACAATATCAAGTAAGGGTAAGAGGGGTAAATATTTTTGGTGTAAAATCTTCAACAATAACTGCAAACAGAACTATTGTTGGACAGATAGCACCACCATCAGATGTAGAAAATTTTGCTTGTAATATTATTGGTAAAGAAGCTCATTTAAGTTTTGACCCTGTACCTGATTTAGATTTATCACATTATAGAATAAATTTTAGTCCACTAACTACTGGTGCTGAATGGCAAAATTCAATCGTATTAGTTAAGAAATTATCAAGACCTGGAACATCTATTGTTGTTCCTGCAAGAACTGGTACCTTTTTAATTAAAGCAGTGGACAAACTTGGAAATGTATCTATTAATGCATCAAGTGTTGTAACACAAATAACAACAATCGGTGAATTTACAAGTTTAATAACACAAAATGAAAACCCTGATTTTGATGGTACTAAAACAGATGTAGTAAAAACTACTACTGGAAGTGATAATACTCCATGTTTGGTTATAAAAGGCAATCAATTATTTGATGATGTAACTGGTAATTTTGATTCTATCACACAGACACTTTTTGATGGTGGTGAAAATGCAACTGTAAAATCATCAGGTACTTATGAATTTGCATCAGTAATTGATGCTGGTGCTATACTTACTACACAAATAACAGCAACTCTTACACAACAAGTAACAGATAGGGCAAGGATTTTTGATTTTGTTACAGGAGATTTTGATGACCAACCATCTAACTTTGACGGAGATGCTAACACACAATGTTCATCAGAACTACAAATAGCAGTTTCAGATGATAATGTAACTTTTTCAACTTTCCAAGATTTCACTATTGGTGATTATACTGGTAGATTTTTTAAATTTAGGGTTTTAATGCAATCAGATAATAATACAGCAACTCCTATAGTAACAGCAGTAGGGGTAGTATTACAACTAGAAGCATTTACAGTTTCTGAAAATGATGTTGTTTCAGGCACAGGAACAAAATCTATTACTTATTCTAAAGCATTTAATGTACTTAATTCTATAGCAATAACTTTATCTGTTCAAGATATGGCATCAGGGGATAAATATGCTATAACAAGTAAAAGTAAAACTGGCTTTAATATTGCATTTACAAACAGTAGTGGTACAGGAGTAAGTCGAACCTTTGATTATGTAGCGAAAGGTGTATAAAATGATTGCAGATGCAATTTTAAAGTGATATAGGAGATATTATGGCACAACACGATTATGTAATAGCGAACCAAGGATTTCCTGCGTTTCGTGCAGATTTAAACTCTGCACTTGCAGCAGTTGTTTCAAATAATTCTGGTTCTTCAGCACCATCAACAACTTATGCTTACCAATTATGGTATGATACAGGTAATAACCAATGGAAAATGCGAAATGCTGATAATGATGCTTTTATAACTTTAGCAACATTTGATCAAACAGCAGATACAGTGAACTTTTTAGATAATTCTATTGCTACACCACTTGAAGTTACAGGAAATGCTACTGCTGGTGCAGAAATAAGATTACCTGAAGATACAGATAATGGCTCAAATTATGTTGCTCTTAAGGCAGCAAGTTCAATAGCTTCAAATGTAACTTTTTTATTACCAAGTGCAGATGGTTCATCAGGACAAGTAATACAAACAAATGGTAGTGGTACTTTATCATTTACTACAGTAGAGGATCCAACAGCCCTTGCAATAGCTTTGGGATAATATATAAAACGATAATAAGGAGAACAGATGGCAAATACTTTTAAAGTAAAAACAAATGCAGCAATGCCAGCAAGTGCTGGGACAGCTTTGACTTTGTACACAGTTCCTTCTTCAACGACAACTGTTGTTATAGGACTTACACTTTGTAATGTTCATACTACATCAGTAACAGCTTCAGTAAAAATTGAATCAGATACTTCTGATACTGAAACTAATGAAAATGTAACTGTTGTAAATGATGCAACAATTCCCGCTGGTAGCTCATTAGAAGTGCT